ACTCGAGATAGGCGGAGGTAAAACAGATGTGTAAATGTCGTAAATGTAAAGCAGGGAACTGTCAATGTGATGGTTGTGCAGAAAAGGATAAATGTGGTTATGCAAAGATTGATGACTGCCGATGGCTGCGGATCGGAGGCAAGAAGGCATGAGCAAGTCAAAAATTGAGTGGACGGATGCTGTCTGGAATCCCGTTACCGGCTGCAGCAAAGTCTCGGAGGGCTGCCGAAACTGTTATGCAGAGCGAATGAGCAAACGGCTTGCCGGGCGGTGCGGGTACCCGTTGGGTGATCCGTTTAGGGTTACGCTGCATCCGGACAAGCTCGGTGATCCATTAAAGTGGAGAAAGAACAGGATGGTTTTTGTTAACAGCATGAGTGACTTGTTTCATGATGATATCTCTAACGGGATTAGAGATGAGATATTTGGCGTTATGCTGGCTTGCCGGATATTAAATAATATTCCTGACCATACCTTTCAGATATTAACCAAGCGTCCCAAAAGGATGCACCAGTATTTTATTGAAAGGGAACCGGTTGAGTTATTACAAGCTTGGTCAAGTGCTGCAAATTGGATAACACTGGATGATGGGGATATGGTCTTTGATGAGTTAGTTTATAGTGCGACTTGTCGCAATTGGGATAAGCAAGGAAGGAATAGCTCTGGAAGCGAGCATAAACCTTGGGGTTACATTGAAAAATTATGGCCCTTACCAAATGTCTGGCTTGGAGTTTCGGTTGAAAACCAAGCTGCAGCCGATGAGAGAATACCGTTGCTCTTGCAGACGCCGGCGGCGGTGAGGTTTATAAGCGCGGAGCCGCTGCTGGGACCAATTAATCTGACCAATTTACATTATGAGAACGTAACATCTATTGATGCACTAAAAGGATTGCACGGTTTCCCAAGCCCACACACAGAAGGCCCAAAACTCGATTGGGTTATCGTCGGCGGGGAATCAGGCCCGGGAGCACGGCCTATGCATCCAACATGGGTAAGAAGTTTGAGAGATCAATGCAAGGCGGCAAATGTACCATTCTTTTTCAAGCAGTGGGGAGAGTGGGGATGGTTTCAAGGAGGTCATGGTAGCATGAAACTTCCTGCTATGTTTGTGGATGGTGAACCGTTTAAGGCTTGGATGGTAAGGGTCGGCAAAAAGAAAGCAGGCCGCGAACTGGACGGACGGACGTGGGATGGAATGCCTGGGATCGGGGGCCAGACATGCTAAAGTGCGGCGATAAGTTCTGCAGTAATCCGGAAAGAAAAACTGACGAGGATATCCAAGAGTGTAGGACCATAAGTCTTACAAAGAATCCAAAGATGAAAAACTGTTATTACCATAGGGTTGGCGCCGGCTGTAAAGAGTGTGGGGGTAAGACTGTTAAGGTTGGAGCTGGCATGCACTGCTTGGTTTGTGGAACAAGTGGATAACTCTGTGGATAAGCTGTTAGTTAAATGTGAATAAAGGGGATGACAGGGAATGAACATTGTAAAGATAGACAATTTAGTTTCCTCGAGACAAAAGACGCACGTTAAACCTATCGAGAGCACGGTTATAGAAGCTACTTATGATATACGACCAAACTTCTATGAAATTATAGAAAAGCGCTTAGGAGACGCGGAAAGTATTCGTACCTTTTGGTTTTGCGCTGGTATAACTACGGGCGGCCTTGTAGCTGCAACGATGATCATATTATCATTTTTAATGTTTTTTGGAGGGTTGCTTCCATGAGCTATTTCGAGCACTTGAAGGCTAACTGGAAGGTTGCCGCACATTCTTTGGGCGACATGCTAATTCATTTTTTCCATGGGGTATTACCATTTATTGAAATTAAACATGAGGAACGTAACGCCAAAAAGTAGGCAAGACATTTGCTAGATGTGAATAAAGGGGTGAACGAAAGGATGGTGGCAAATAGTGAAGGAGCTAATCAATGAGTACAAAATTGCTTTAAGACAAGTCAATAGAGCAAAAAATTTGGCCACCGATCCTGAAGATAAAAAATTATTAGGTAGCTGTGCTGACAGCTTGAGTTATTCAATTGAATACATGGAGACTGGGAGGCAGCCTGGAAGTCGGCGGGGGATTACCAGGCGAAGCTCTAGCCAAAGGGAGATACCTGTGGACCCGCGAAATCTTGACTTTATTCGGGTGGCTGTCCTACAGAGTCAGTCGCCTGAGATTAGCGAGAAGATGCAAAGTGCAATAGATGATCTTAAGTTTGTTCTCAGGTATTTAACGACGAAAGAGACGGAAGCTTATTCGTTAGTAGGATCAAGAAGGGTACGGTTCAGATGCTAGTAAAAAGGGCAGAAGAAAAAATATATTTGATGGTTGAGGATCTGACTGAGCAAGGAATTACTTTTAAGTGTGATATTCAGCTTGAAATGTTCTGATTTTGTCTTACGTTTGCCACCTATATATAGGAGTGCTTTCTTTCAAATTGGAGTCTTCGGGCTCCTTTCTTTTTGGAGGGATAAGAATGAAATCATCAGCCAAGAGAACAAGAATAGAACCAAAGCTTATTCAATGCACGAACTGTAAAAAGAAATTCTTCTCTTTTCTTGATAGAGCTATATGTCCTGAATGCATAGAAAACGGACAGGTTGAAACTATTGTAATTCATAAGACGAGCGCAGTAGGACCAAGCGAGGTTAATCCTAGTCTTATGGTTAGGGAGAAGATGATGGTTAATGAGATTAGTAGGAATCGGATTAATAGTTTAACTATACGAAGGAATGACCATTAATAAATGGGTCTAAAAAGACTTGGGTCCTTCTGGCCGGGTGGGGGATATGCGGGTCTTGCGATGCCCGAGAATTATCTAGTTTTAGAATAAAATTTTTAGGGCATTTCGTTTCGCCAAAATTTAGGGAAGAGGATGATTATGTCAGATGAAAATACAATCCCAGAAATAGTAGACAGCAAGTTCCTCTCCGAGACTTTTGGCTTAACTTCGCGAAGGATACAGCAATTAACCAAAGAAGGGGCCATAACCTCGAAAAGAATTAAGGGTTCAAATCGGTATGAATTTTTACCAGTAGTTAAGCAATATATCAAATACTTAAGCGACAAAGCAAATAATCGAGAAGAGAAGACCGGTGAAGCCGTTGAAATCGAGATGCGCAAAATGAAAGCCGAAGCTCGATTGAAAGAGAGTAAAGCTAGTATGGCTGCCCTTGAACTAGATGAGCTTAAAGGGGAAATGCATCGTAGTGATGACGTAGAGGCAATAATGACAGATCTTGTTTTTGCGATTAGAGGCATGATTATGGCTCTCCCAGGTCGCCTTGCAATTGATGTTTTTAATTCAACTTCAGCCGCTGAGGCATCAGAGATTATCAAATTAGAATGCCATAGTATACTCAATAACCTCTCGAATTACCGGTATGATCCAGATGAATATAAACGGCGAGTAAGAGAGCGTCAGGGTTGGAAAGATTATGAGGAAGAAGGTACAGAAGGATAAAAATGCTATCGAGAGACTTAATTCGGTCGTATCGAATGCGATCAAAAACTTTAAGCCTCCGGAAAACCTTACCGTTGCCGAATGGGCTGACAAAAACCGTATCCTCCCTGATAGCTCAGCAGAGCCTGGGCCGTGGAGAACTTCAAGAACACCATATCTTAAAGAACCAATGGAGGCTTTCACTGATCCGAGGATAAGCAAGATAGTAATGGTTGCTGCTTCTCAAGTCGGAAAGTCGGAATTTGAACTTAATGCTATTGGTTATATTATCGACCAGGATCCAGGATCAATTTTGTTTGTTCAGCCAGCTATCGAGGATGCCAAAAAGTTCTCCCGTCTTCGTGTCGCTCCGATGATTAAAGACAGTAAAGCGCTTAGAGCCAAAGTGTCTGATGTCAAAGCGCGCGACAGTGGAAATACTATACTTCAAAAATCATTCCCGGGCGGCATGCTCACGATCACAGGATCAAACAGCGCTTCGGCTTTGGCCTCAACTCCTGCCAGATACATCATTGGTGATGAACGTGATCGCTGGGCAATAAGTGCCGGTACCGAAGGTGATCCGTGGGCTCTAGCAGAAGCAAGACAGGCTACGTTTTATAATGCGAAGGCAATCGAAGTTTCAACACCAACCATTAAGGGAAGCAGCAATATTGAGGCATCGTTTTACGAAGGAACACAGGAACGATGGTGTCACCAGTGCCCAGAATGTGGAGAATTTCATAATATCGTATTTGGTAATATCAAATACGACTACGATGAAGTTAAGGTAAATAACAAAAAGACGTATCATGTGACAATTAACGGGTGGGCTTGTCCTTCCTGTGGATGCTTAATTACAGAAAACATCATGAGAAAACAACCGGCTAAATGGGTTGTTGCTAATCCAGAAGCATATAAAAATGGGGTTCGTTCATTTTGGCTTAATGCGTTTTCGTCTCCGTGGACACCATGGAGCAAAATAATTCGCAAGTTTCTCGAATCAAGGTACAGCCCCACAAAATTGAAAGTTGTAATCAATACTCTTTTCGGGGAACTTTGGGAAGAAAAAGGCGAAGGTGCAGAGGCTGATGAGCTAGTTAAACGCCGCGAACGATATGATTGTGAGGTTCCGGATAATGCATTAGTACTTACTTGTGGAGTTGACGTCCAGGACAACCGACTTGAGTATGAAATTGTTGGATGGGGTCTTGAAAAGGAGTCATGGGGTATTCAATATGGCGTCATAATGGGCGATCCAGGACAGGACCATGTATGGGGGATGCTTGATGGAGTCTTAGACAAACAATATTCGAGAAAAGATGGGCATCAATTACAAATTGCGACTACCTGCGTTGACACAGGAGGGCATCACACTAAAAAAGCTTATGCGTATTGCAAAAAGCGTGAAATAAAACGAATCTGGGCAATTAAGGGAGCTGGCGGAGGCGACTTTATTAGTCGGCCTAAAAAACGAAATAAGTCCGGCGTTTGGTTGTTTATTATCGGCGTTGATACTGGTAAGGATGAAATTGTTTCGCGTTTAATGATAACGGATGAGGGTCCTGAATATTGTCATTTTCCTATTGACGCAAGCAAGGGATACAACAAAGACTATTTTGATGGGTTAACGGCAGAACATCGGGTTATCAGATACGTTAAGGGACAAGCGAAAATTAGTTGGGAAAAACGTACATCCGGGGCCCGAAATGAGCCGTTCGACCTTCGAAATTATGCTACTGCGGCCTTAGAAATCCTTAATCCTAACCTAGAAATGTTATACAACCTTCAAAAAAATGGCGAAAGTTCATTCAGAGATACTTGTCAACCGGCCTCCGGAAAGAAAAAACGACGTCGTATTATCTCAAAAGGAGTTCAATAGGGAAAGTTGGTGATTTAAGTGGCTCCATGGACGCTAGATACAGCAAAAACACATCTTCAGGCTTGGTTGGATGCTGAGCTTGCAATTTCAACCGGGCAATCTTATAGAATTGGGTCAAGACAGCTTGAGAGAGCCGACCTCGCTGAAGTACGCAAACAAATTAATTATTGGCGTAATGAAGTATCAAAATTAGAGGGTAATAGAACTAGACGGGTCATGCGAGTAGTTCCCAGGGATTTGTAAAGGAGTGATTGAATGAATATCTTAGAAAAAATCATAGGGCAAATCGCTCCAAGGTCGGCTCTCGAGAGGGCAACGGCAAGAAAAAAGCTGGAGATACTTAACTCTGGATATTCTGAACACGGAGCTAGCCACACTAAGAAAAGTTTAATCGGATGGAGAAGCCGTGGAGGATCAGCGAAAGAGGATATCGAGGATAATCATGCTACACTCAGAGAGCGATCCAGGGATCTCTACATGGGAGTACCCCTCGCAACCGGGGCCTTAAAAACAGCTAGGACAAATATCGTCGGATCTGGTCTAAGATTGAATACTCAGATTGATTATGAATTCTTAGGAATGAGTGAAGAAGAAGCTGACGCGTGGGAAACCAAGACTGAGCGAGAGTTTTCGCTTTGGGCAGATTCAATTCATTGCGATGTCCAGCGAATGAATAATTTTTACGAGATTCAACAACTAGCTTTTTTATCCCAGCTCATGAGTGGTGATGTATTCGCTCTTCTCCCTTTAATCAAGCGGCCAAATATGCCTTATGATCTCCGGGTGAGGCTCATAGAGTCTGACAGAGTCTGTAACCCTAATACCTACAGTCCCTATGCCACGAGCACCAATCCTTTGATTGTAAATGGAGTGGAGATTAGTCAGATAGGGGAAGTAGTTGCGTTTCACATCGCTCAAGTTCACCCGTCAACAACGTTTGGAAAAGAAAATCAGAAGTGGGTTAGGGTTGAAAAGTTCGGAGCAAAAACGGGAAGACCAAATGTCATCCACCTTATGGAATCAGAACGGCCCGAACAACGGCGAGGTGTACCAATATTAGCGCCTGTGATTGAATCCCTAAAGCAGTTGGGGAGATATACTGAAGCGGAATTAATGGCAGCTGTAGTATCCGGGATGTTTACAGTTTTCATTGAAAGCCAGAACTCTAACGAAGACCATCCTCTTGGTGAAGTTGTCGAAGAAGACCAAAGAGTTGATGACGCTGATGAGAACACCTATGAGTTAGGCAATGGGGCAATAATTGCCCTTGGTGAAAACGAAAAGGCGAACACAGCCAATCCAGGAAGACCGAATACAGCGTTTGATGGGTTTGTAACCTCAATTTGCCGTCAGATCGGAGCAGCCTTAGAGATTCCTTACGAGCTACTCATGAAACACTTTACGGCGTCTTATTCTGCTAGCCGGGCAGCTCTCCTTGAGGCGTGGAAGATGTTTAGGATGCGCCGTTCGTGGATGGCCAATGATTTTTGTCAACCAATATACGAAGAATGGCTTTCCGAAGCCGTGGCCAAGGGCAGAATTTATGCCCCTGGCTTTTTGTGCGCCTCACAGTCACACAATCTAGGTGGTTAAAATCCACCCGGTAACTTTACCCTTTAAAGTGCCGTAGCCGAAGCAAAGGTCCTACCTCCGACAGGAGAAGGATTGGCAGGGTGTCTCTCGCGAG